GTGGCCGGCTGGATTCAATGGAGCTACTATGGCTAATTACAAAGACCGAGACGCGCGGCTGGAATATTTTGAATCGAATCGCCGCGAGAGCTTCCAAAAGATCGCCGACCTGGAAAATCAGTGCACCCGACAAAAAAACCTGCTGATCTGGGTGGACAAGTTTTTGCAGGAAAAGCGGTTCCCGGAGCCGTGGCTGGTCAAAGAGATCCGCGAAGTGGCTGGAATTTTATAGCATGACGCTCACGGAACGGCTCAAAAACAAAGACCGGATGCGAAAGATCCGGGCCGCGACCTATGACATCGGCATACCTACGCCGCCGGCCAATCCGCGCCGTCGTGAACTGTGCCGGCAGGATCCGGAACGGTTTTGCCGAGAGTATTTCCCCTCGATCTTCTACCACCCCTTCAGCCAAGACCAGAAAAAAATCATCGAGTCAATCCGGCTGCGGCTAACCCAGGGCGGTTACCAGGCATTGGCCACCGCCCGCGGCGACGGCAAATCTACGATCACCCGCGTGGTCGGCGGTGTATGGGGAATCGTGTATGGCTATATCTCCTATCTGGTGTTACTGGGTGCCAACGGCACATTTGCCAAGGCGATGATCGGCGAGATCAAGCGGTATTATGAATTCAACGACGCCCTGCATGAAGACTTTAACGAGATCACCCGACCGGTCCGCGCCCTGCAGGGCAGCAGCCAGCGGGCCCGGACACAAACCTGCATGAGCAGACTGACCCGCCTGTCCTGGACCGAGGAAGAGATCGTTTTTGCCCGTATTGCCGGCAGCCTGGCCTCTGGTTCAATTATCGTCTGCAAAGGGGTAGACGCCGCCATCCGCGGCCTGGTACGCGACGGCAAGCGGCCCGACCTGATTATCGGCGATGATTTAGAGACCAAAGAATCGGTACGGTCTATCACCCAGACCCAGAAGATTCGCGAGACGCTGGAAATGGACGTGTTAGGACTGGCCGGTCCCGGTGAGCAATTGGCGGTAGTGCTGCTGGGCACGATCATGAAGGCCGGCAGCATTATCGACTGCTTTACCGACCGCAGTGAGATGCCGGCCTGGTACGGAATCCGCCAGAAATTTTTGATCCACAAGCCGGAACGTGAAGACCTCTGGAATATCTATATGAACATGCGAAAATCCGAGCAGGTGGAAGGGGACACATTGCACCGCCGCAGCCGGCAATTTTACAAGGATAATCAGATTGACATGGATCGCGGCTCGGCGGTAAATAATCCCTGCCGCTACGATAAAGAGAGAGAATTATCGGCCCTGCAACATGCCTATAATAAAATATGCGATATGGGCTGGGATAATTTCGCGGCAGAACTGCAAAACGAACCGGTCCTAGAGGCCAACGAATCGACCGACATCAAGGCGGAAAAGGTCTGTAAGCGAGTGAACGGCAAGCGGCGTGGCGTAGTACCGCCCGGCACCGCCCGCATCACCGCCGCCATCGATGTCAAGGGGCGGGCACTGAACTGGACCGTGATCGCATGGAACCAGGCCGCCCTCGGCTGGATCATCGATTACGGCGAGGAGCCGGTCCATAGTCCGATTATCGGCGCCATGACCAGCGATGAGAACAAACGAGACACCGAGCAGGCGATCTTAAACGCCCTGCTAAAGTATATGGAATGGGAACGAGATAACGGTTACCCGGAAGAGGATACCGGACTGGTACGGCACATTGATTTCGGACTGGTGGACGCCGGCTGGCTGCCGGATCCGGTCTATGCCGCCTGTAAGGCCCAGCCGGCCGGCCGCTGGCGACCGAGCAAAGGCTTGGGCCGAGATAAAACCAGGTACCGGCCGCCCAGTGCCTCCGATCTGAACCGTAAACAGGGCAATCACTGGTATTGCAGCCGCGGTGGTATCAATGACTTGTGGCTGTATAATCTGGACGCGAATTTTTGGAAAAACCAAGTGCATAGTGGATTTCTGCTGCCGATTGACCAGCCCGGGGCCTTGACGCTGTTCGGTGAGGATAAACTGCGGTTTGAGCATCTGCCCTTTGCCGAGCAGATCTGCGCCGAGGTCTGGACCCGTGAGTATATCGCCGGCAAGGGCTGGGTGGAGGGATTTAAGGTGATAAGCCGCCATAACCACTGGCTGGACGCCACGGCAGGGGCACTGGCGGCCGCTGGAGTGCTGGGAATCAAGCCCTTGCCGACCGATAAGACTAAACCCAACGAATTCATAAAGCCCGCGGGCCGCTGGAGTGAAATTCAGGCCGCCAAAAAAGCCCTGGGGGGCCGCCGATGACTGAAACCAGCACCACAAAGACCAAGGGGATCGCCTGTCCGAAATGCGGCTGCAAAGACTGGAAGGTCACGGATACCCGCGTTTTCTCCCATAACAAGATCCGCCGTTACCGCCAGTGCCGTAATTGTGGCCGGAAGATCCGCACGGTGGAAAAAATCGAAGTCATTACAGAATAACCCCCTCTTTTTCTTCTTTTCAGGTTTAAAAAGAAAAAAACCTTGTTTCTTTTTCCTTGTTACTTTTAGCAAATGGGGTGCGGTTATAACTGCCTGATAATAAAATGTTTATAAGCGTTTTTTTTAACCTCCGTGGCTCATTTTGAACCGCCAGATCGGCCTTTGGCGGTTCATTTTGAACCGCGATCTGCTGTCTGACGTGGCTCATTTTGAACCGCCAAACCCCGTTTTTAGCGAAATAATGAGGGTTCGCGGTTCATTTGGTTTTAAGGATGAATAGATAGCGGAATTTAAGTTTTTACCCCTCACAAAAAATTTATTACTACCTGTAGTATTAAATTTTCACAGGTACGGGAAAATCAGGTTTTGAAAGTTGCTCCGCTATGGGGACGTAGTATGTTTGGGGTATGAGTACTGCGGCACAAGATGTAATCGATGCGATTGACGCGGCCATCCTGGGATGGGTAGGCGAACCGGTATCCGTGTCATTTAAGGGGCGAACAATCACTTATCGTTCGCTGGATGATCTGCTGCGAGCCAGAACCCATTTTGCCCAGTTGCTGGCGGCCACGGCCCAGACTGAACCGTTTCAACTGCGGCGGATCGCGGCGGGGGGTGCGTGATGTTTGGCTGGCTGCGTAAGAAAAAAACAGAATACAACCGCTCGGAAAAGCCACGGCGCAGCGGCAAACGCTACTATGAGGCCACGGCCTCCGACCGGCACCTGGAAAAGACCTGGGAGAAGGCGACGCTGGGCGACGCCGACGCCGGCCTGGTGAGCTACCTGCCGAAATTGCGCGACCGCTGCCGCTACGAGATGCGTAATAACGGCTATGCCCGCGGTATCGTGGAAACACTGGCCAATGACATCATCGGCTCCGGCCCGCGTATCCAATTCACCACGGAATCCGACGCCTTTAATCAGGAAGCCGAGGAAAAATTCAGCCGCTGGGCCGCCGACTGCGATATGACCGGCCGCATGAGCTTGGACGAACTGATGCGATTAGCCGTATCCCAGTTGTGTGAGTGTGGCGAGGCCCTGATTGCCGACCAGATCGACGGCCCCGACTACAAACTGCTGATGATCGAACCCGACCGCCTGGCCACCCCCTACACCAAGGAAAACGATGATAAGATGCGATCCGGCGTCAAGGTGGATGAATCCGGCCGTCCGGTCTCCTATTTCATCGCCAAGCAGCACCCTGGCGACTATTACGATTATGTCCGCATGGGTGAATACCAGGAGATTTCCGCCGAGAACATCGTCCACCTTTTCCGGCAGGACCGGCCCGGCCAGAACCGCGGCGCCCCCTGGCTGGCCCCCTCGCTGATCGCCCTGAACAAGCTCAAACGCTACACTGACGCCGTGATCGCCGCCGCCGAGACCGCCGCCAGCATCGCCGGCACCATCGAAACCCAGTCCCCCGACATCGCCCACGGCGACGCCGACGATGATTTCGATACGGTGGAAGTCGAAAAGAACTCCCTGATGGTATTGCCGGCCGGCCATAAAGTGAACCAGTTGAAAGCCGAGCAGCCAACTGCTACCTATCAAGCCTTTAAACATGAGATACTGAACGAGATCGCCCGCCCGCTGCATATGCCGTTCAATGTGGCCGCCCTCAATTCCGCCGGCTACAACTACGCCAGCGGCCGCCTCGACTGGCAAGTCTATTACAAATACCTTGACACCATCCGGGCCTGGATCGCCAATCGTTTTCTTCGACACGTAGTGCAGACGTGGTTCAAATTGAGCCGCCTGCAGCCCGGTTATTTTTCCGCGATCCCGTTTATGGACGCGGCGGAACTGTCGTTCACCTGGTTCTGGCCCGGCACCGAGCACGTGGACCCGGCCAAAGAGGCCCAGGCCCAGGCGACGCGGCTACAATCGATGACTACCTCACTGGCCGCCGAGTACGCCCGCCAGGGAAAAGATTGGGAAACCGAATTAGACCAGATCGCGCGCGAACACAAAAAGATCGAAGAACTGGGCCTGAAACCCCAGCCCGCCGCCGCCCCGAACCCGAACCCGGCCAATAAACCGGCCGAGCAAAAAGAAGACGAAGACCAGGACGAACCCGCCGAACCCGACCAGGAGGACGCCGCATGAAAAAGATAATCTATGGCCTGCGAGCCCAGACCGACCAGTTGACCGTCCGCTCTTTCACGCCCGACCTCAAATCGTACAACGCCGAGAACCGCTCCGTCGATGCTGTCCTGGCGACCGACGCCATCGTCCGCGTTTTGGATATAGCCAACTGGCGAATGGTCGATGAAGTGTTGCAGATGGACGGCGTGCGACTGCCCAAGCAAGTGCCGCTCATCGACACCCATGACCGCTCCAGCATTATGCGGATCGCCGGCAGCACCCGCGACTTCCGGATCGAAGGCGGAAAATTGTATGGAACGCGGTATTTTGCCAAGTCCGAACTCGGCAACACCGCCGAAGGTCTGGTCCGGGATGGACACCTGACCGACGGCTCCATCGGCTACCGGATTGACAAATTTGTCATGATTGATCCCGGCAAATCCAAAACCGTCCAGGGCCGCAACTACACCGCCGGCGAGAACCCGCTGCGGATCGTGCCCCGCTGGACGCTCATTGAAGACAGTTTAACCGCCGTTGGTGCTGACGCTGGCGCCAAGATGCGGTCTAGTACCAACGTAGGAAATCCAACGGAATTTTTACAGGAGATTTTGACCATGAAGCGAAAAAAAGAATTTTGTGACTGGCTCACAAAGCGAGCGATGAACTTTGACGAGCTGACCGAGGAACAGCGAACCGCGCTGTATGATGATTTCGTCCGCGCTGTGCCCGAAAACCCGACCGCACCGACCGCCCCGGCCAACCCGACCGCCGAGCCGACGCGCACCGCGCTGGCCGACGCCGAGCTGGACCGCATCCGTAAAGAGGCCGTGAACGCGGAATTGACCCGCCAGGCCCGGATCCGCGAACTGGCCGGCGCCGACGTGCCGGAAACTATCCTCAAACGCTGCCTGGATGACGCCCGCTGCACCGTAGAGACGGCCCAGGGCCTCTTTCTGGACGCCATCCGCAAGAGCAAGTGCACGATCAACACCCCCCAGATCATGGTCACCAACCACCAGATGAACCGCTCCATGCTGGAAGCCGCCCTCATGCTGCGCAATGGCTATGAAGGCGACATCGTCAAACTGTACGGCGAGCAGACCGCCAACCAGGCCGACCGCATCCGCACCGACCTGTCCCTGATCGACCTGTGCCGCAACTGCCTGACCCTGGACCATCAGGACATCCCCAACGGCCGCGACAATCAGATCCGCGCCGCCATGAGCACCTACAGCCTGCCCTACGTCCTGGGCAACGTGGCCAACAAGGCCGCCCTCAAAGGCTACAATACCCCCAACGCCACCTGGCGGAAATGGTGCAGCATCGGATCGGCAGCCGACTTTAAGACCATGACCCGCACCCGCCTGACCGACGCTGGCGACCTGCAGGCCGTGCCTAATTCCGGCGAGATCGCTCATGGCTCGGCGGTGGAAGAGTACGAACAGTTTGCCATTGCGACCTATGCCAAACAATTCGGCATCACCCGCAAAGACATCATCAATGATGATCAGTCGATGTTCACGAAAGTGCCGGAAAACATGGGCCGCAAGGCTATGAACAAGGTGAGCAACCTGGTTTATACCCACCTCCTGGCCAACGGCAACATGACCGACGCTATTGCCCTGTTCAGTGCCACTACCCACCTGAATTTGAACACCAGCTCCGCCCTGGCCGAGGCCACCGTCGAGCAGGCCATCTACAAATTCCTGGAACAAGTGGACAAAGACGGCCAGTCGATCAATGTCATGCCGCGCTTCCTGCTGGTCCCGCCCGCCCTCTGGTTCACCGCCCTGCGGATCGTCAAGAGCGGCCTGCGAATCACCGCCCGTGCCGGCGCCACCGACGCCAACACCGTCATCGGCGACGCCAACGTCACCCAGGGCCTGCTGGAACCGATTGCCGAGCCGCTGCTGGCCAACAGCACGATCACCGGCTATTCGGCGACAACCTGGTATGTCATGGGATCGCCCAGCGAAGTAGATACTATCGAAGTTGCCTTCCTGGACGGCAAAGACGCGCCCACCGTGGAACGCATCGAGAACGACCCGAACATCCTGGGACTCCGCTACCGCGTCTATATCGACGCCGGCTGCAAGGCCCTGGACTTCCGCGGCATGCAGAAAAACACGGCGTAACCGTTTCCGACATAATTGTCGGAAAATAGACCCCAAAATGTACGGATCGCAGCGATCCGCCTGACAAAAATGTAAGAAATACGAAAAATGGAGTAAATAGATATGTGTGCAGTACAAGCCATGAATTACCAGGAAGGTAATTACATCGATTATACCAATACCGGCAACGCGATCACCGGCGGCACGCCGACCCTGATCGGCGGCGACATCGTCGGCATCCCGCAAGGCGACATCGCCGCCACCACCGGCACCGGCGCCATGCAGATCAAGGGCATCGCCGCCATCGTGGCGGCCGTGGCCGTCGGCAACATCGGCGACCCCGTCTGGTGGGACAGCGATGGCGATCCCTACGGCGGCGAGACCGGCACCGGCGCCGCGACCACGCTGGGCTATTCCGGCGATTTCTTCCTCGGTTACCTGACCAAGGCCAAGGGCGCTACCGACAAATACGCCTATGTCATGTTGAACGAAGAGTGCAGCGGTAAGCCCGCCTGGAAGAACCGCGTCCACGAATCGGCCGGCGGCGCGGCGCTGACGCTGGACATCGAGGACAGCGGCAAAGTGATCTGGGCCGTGGCCGATAATACGGTGATTACCCTGCCGGCTACTGCCGTCCATCCAGACGTGATTGTGGTTAACGGCGGCGCTGATGGAGCCTACAAAGTGTCTCTGTCACCCAATTCCAGCGACAAGGTCCAGGGTCCCAATATCACCGGCGAGGATAAAAAGGCTCTGATAAACACCAAGGCGACGGCAATCCGCTACGACTTTGCCCACCTGGTAGGGCATGACACCAATGGCCCCGCCGTTATCGAGCTGCGCGGAACCTGGGCACAAGAACCGTAATATTTTTATTTTACCTGCCGGCCTGTGCGCGGCGGCGATGACGCCTTTCCATCGCCGCCGCCCGCCGGATAACCATTTTGAGGTATTGATTATGGCAATCACCCTTACCACGCTGCGATCCGTCGGCAAGAGCTGGGCCGTGCATGGCTACAGCGCCGATGCCACCGGCAACGAGACCCTGGTAGCCGCCGTGAGCGGAAAATCCCACTGGATCAAGAAAATCGCGATCCACTGCATCACCGCCACGACCGTCACCATCAACCAGGACACCACCCTGGTGCTGGGCCCGTTTAATTTCCTGACCACGGTATCTACGCCCTTTGTCTATGAGTTCACCGAGCCGATCCGGCTGACCGCCGGCACGGCCATCAAGGTGGACGCCGGCGGCGCTGGTGCCGTCAATGTCATCATCGAAGGCTTTACCGACCTGTAACACCTGTGAAAGGGGAGCAACATGGCATTAAGTGAGCAGGATCTACGCGAAATACACCTGCTGGCCCGCGAGATTGCCGGCGAAGTTTGTAAACAAGTGAACATCGAACATATTAACAACTGCCCGCACGGCCAGGAATTGAAAGTGGCCAATATCAAAAACCGGTCCCTGGCAACCGGTATCGGCATCGGCCTGGCCATCGTCGGCACCACTAGCGGCGGCACCGCCGCCCTGGTCCTTAAATTGCTTGGAAATTTATGAGTGAAAATTGTCGCACATGTTATTACGACTATTTTGATTCTCCTGACGATGTGGTTCGCCTACTGGTGCAGCACTTTGGCGGCCTACGAGAATCCAGAGATAACCGGTGAAGTGATATGGCTACAGTATTGTGCAAGAAACTGGCTGAAGGAAGTACCGGTAAGTGTAAGTCTAAACGGCGAAACGTGGACGGTACTGGTGTACATCGACCATGCGGTACTCGCCAGCCGGACCGACCCGCAGATACCGGAAGGTGCGGGCGTAGGCTGGAACGATTACTCCTGCTGGCAGGGCGATGCGGTGGAAGTGGAGTGTGAGTGAATGGCCGTTAAGCTGATAAACACATATGAATGGAACAAACGCTTCTATGCGATGGTGGACCGGGGGG